AAAGACAACATACTGCGTCTATTTCTTCACTTAGTCTTTTTGCACAAATAGTTGCCATTGCACCACCAAGCGAGTGTCCAGTGATATGAATATCTATGTCATAACTTCCCTCTAAGACATAATTGACTTGTCTGATTAGGTCATGCCATACTTTATCTATTTCACCTTGAAATCCTTTATGTACTTTACCATGATTATGTAATCCACTTCTTTGTCTTGCATCTAAGTCTGCTTTGATATCAGTCCACTGTTTTGGTTCTGTACCTCTAAAGATAATTACTATATCTGTTTCTTTCCATACGACATAACATTGAGCACCATGTCTGGAGATAAACTTATAATCTTGAAAGTTGTATTGTTGAAATATTCTTTTTGCGATATTTGGTTCTTGATATGCGGCCGCTGAGAACTCGGCCATGATGAACGCTTTATTCGGTAGATTCTGTGTCATTTGGTTTTACTGCCTCCTCGTAGTAGAGAATGATTTGCTTTTGTTGGTCTATATATCTTCTCAACTCAGCAAAATTTTTCGACAGATTTTCATAGTCCTTAACAGAGATTGCAATAAACGAGTCAGTACCATTCTTTTTAGAAAACTCCTCTACAAATTGTTCGTAGTTTTCAGATGGTGAAACAACATATATTTTTATGTCGTTCATTTGCACAGTTTTTGGTTGTGGTACAGTAGGTATAGTCCTTTCAACTAACTTTGTTACTGTAACAACTTCTTTCTCTGGTCTAAAATTGGAACACCCACTAATCAGTAGTGTTGTCACCAGTAATAGACTCAAGGTCATCCCAAAGTTCATCTGTCGCATTTTGCATCCTCTTCTCAATCATCCCAGGCCTTTTATTTGCAAGGTGGGTTAAATCGTGTTTATTTAAAGTGTTTCTCAATTCATCACCATACTCTTCTGCTTTCCTCAAATCTACACTTAATTGGTCTGTCAACGCATTTAGACGTATTGCATCTTCACCCATTTTTTTAATGGTTAGTTGATTCTCTTGATTTGCAACTTCTAACTTTGCGTTATTTTCTCTTAATTGTGCGATTGTTGATTGAGTGGTGTCATAGTAATACTTAGCGGCATAAGCACAACCACCAAGTATACCCAGTATGATGACAATAATATATACTCTTAACATAGTTACCTCTTACATATTGTCGATTCTTCTTTTAATCCATAGAACAAGTGCATATACAACTAATCCGTAGATTGTTGCAACACCAATATCTACAAGGTGTTCTCGCATATGATAAATGAATTCTATCCCTGCTTGAACATCTCCCATAGAATCACCACCAGTTCCAATGTTGATGGTCTTACCCCCAGCGATATCACCAGTGGTTTGTTCTATGATTATATCATTCTCTTCCATTAGGCTCTTCTCCTCATCTTTTCTTTAATTTTATTTTCAAGATGAGAAATAAGAACTTCCCTCATCGCAACCGCTCTATTACGATTGGTAAATGAGTACTCTCTGATATCATCAGTATCAACTCTAACTGAAAAAATAAAGAACGCACCATTCCTAGTTATTGGTGATGCAGAACCTAATGCAATTCTGTTAGGGTCAATTTTTGTACCAAATTGTGTTTCTACTATAGACATTATTCTGACTTCCAAATTGTCCATAGACCCCATGCGATTGCAAGTCCAGCGGCAATCTTTGCGAGGGGTGCCATGAAGAGTATCATCAGACCAAGTGCAATACATACTGCACCATCCCATGATGTTCTCTCTCCTATTCTTCCTTTAATCCAATTTAACATTCATATCTCCTTATGCTGTTATATCAAGTGTTCTGTGTAATCTTGTAGACTCAAGCAGTGACCACATCTGATTTTTTGCGAAAAACTGCATCATCATAATAAACGCTAACCACCTTTGTTGTTCACGATATAGTTGTTGTTGATATTGCATCTTTTGATAATCTTCCATTCTATCAACTTGTCTTTCATAATTTTGGTTTTGTAGTTGAACACCTTGATAATGATAGTTGTTGATATATTGATTAGTGACTGTACCGATTTGCATTACTTGTTTCTCCCTTGACAATGTGCGATTTGTGAGAACCCTTTTGGATTATTACAATCTATACTACTCTTGTACTTGTCACTCCACTTCTTCTCATAATTAATCACTCTACTAGTCGTTTTAAAATCTTTCTTTCTCATAATAGTTTTATTGGTGACTACAAATTCATCACCTCTTGTTTTAATAACGACTGGTAAATTCAGATTTGTAGACATATCTTTTAAGACTGCCTCAATGTCTGGATTATTTCGTATATTCCTACCTTTATTCTTTTGTATCTTCTTAAAAAACCTTTGTAATTCTGCAACTTTTATTTCTGGACTGTTTCTTGGGTCATTCAGTCTATCCACGAAATGTCTTGTAAATTCTACGTCTATGTCATACTTCTTTAATATTCTATCTGCGAACTTCTCTAAATCATTAACATCTTTCTGGGTAAATTCTTCGTTTTTTTGTTTAGTAATCTTTTTCATCTTTTCGATATATGCACGATAGATACCAGCTTCTGCTGTTTTACCCATCACTCTTGCACGTTGTTCCATTGCAATTGCAGCTTGTATCTTGTGTGCGTGTGACTTACCAGAACTCTCTATCTTCTTTACACTATCTTTTGCATCTTGTACAGTTGCAAACTTTAGACCATGTATCGTACCCTTTGGATTCTCATCAGTATACAAGTCAGAGTGACTAGGACTGTTTTGATGTTGTCCTTTCTTTCTTGCAATACGTTTTGTCGCCTTTGCAACAAGGTTTAATTTCATTGCATTTAAGTCTGCAACTGGATACATTATATTATATTGTGCCATTAGTATAATCCTTGAGTATTCTTATCTATAAACACTGGTTTACAATATGCAGTTGCTTTATGTTCTTGAGGTACTTGTGCAGAGAAATGATAGTTACCATATCTCTTAACTATTCTAGAGGCAAAATAGTTACATTGATTTATATCTCTGAAATACATCGGTTGACCTCTCTGTTCAGCACCACCTAGTATAAACACAAGGACAAATGCGTGTACCATTACTTCATTATAATACTAAGAAGTTTCATTAACTGACCTTTACTACCACTGTTGATAATATCAGTCATCTTCTTTTTAGTATCTGGTTTTACTTTGTCAAGTGCTTGTGTTAGTGCAGACGCAGAAAACAAGTCAATTCTAAGAGTTCCATCTTTTAGTTTAATTTTATTATTTTGTTTGTCTTTTACAATCTTTTGTAGAATATCTACATTCGCTTCAAATAGATACTCATTACCAAAAGACTCGACATTTTCTTTTACAGAGTTTCTAAAAGACGCATCTCTTTTTGCTCTTAGTTCTAACATTCTTTTCATAAAAGCTTTTGATTCTCTGGTACGACCATCATACATTTTTTTCTTTTTCTTTACTGCATCAGCAGGAAGAGAGACACCACCACCAGCGATAGAGTTTGCAGGCGCATCTTCTGATTGTATACCCAACATCTCATCTTCGTAAAACTTTTTCATTATGTCATTAAATTTTATCATAGTTCTAAATCCTCTAATCCGACTTCTTTTATATCCTCAGTACTTACATATATTTTTGTTTGTGTTGGTATATGTATAACTGGGAATATTTCTACACCCAAAACAGTATCAGATGGTGGAGTTTCATCGAACACTTGAACCTCATCACCTTCTAATGCATCTGGAGAGTCTGCATCCTCTTTATCAAAAGTAATATCTTGTAGAAGTTTATATATTCCTTTTGGTAATTTACCATCGTCTAAGGTAACCTCTTCAGATATTGTATCATCTAATTCAATATTGTTTTCTTTCAAATAATTCATAAAATGTTTTTCCCACATTTGTGGGTCAACGTCCTCTTTAAATGTATCCTTCAATAAAAATAATGCAGCTGCATATGTACCTAATTTTGTCCTAAGACCAGGCACTTTGTTAAATATTTTTTTAATGTTGAAAACTAATTTATGAAGAACTGTATAAGAGTTCTTTTCTTTTATAGTATTAAGAATAGTGGGTTTATTAGTTGTGCCTGGAACAAGAATACGATTACCATCTTTGTCGATGATACCAAGTTTATATGCCTCTTGTTTCTCAAAAGGTGTTACCAAGATTTTTAAAAATCTGTAGGTAACAAATAAGTCTATCGCTCTTCCCATTATAGTTTCCTTAAAACCTCAGATATATGTTCATCATCATCAATCTCTTTTAATTCATTGGGTGGTAACATACTCAAATAAACTAAAAAGGATTTTAGTTGAGGCCAGTGCTCTGGTTCAATCTTAAACAATAACAAAGTAGAAGCGGCATCAGGCCCGAATACATTATTTAATATGATGATGTGATTGAGTAGTAATCTTTCTTTAACGATACCATCAACCTTATACTTTTTAAGTAATCGTTTGATATACTTAAATCGTTTCATGTCATCATAAAACTCTTTTTCACCTTCGCATTGTGGATTATCATAGTGTTTTAATGCAAATAATAAAACATTATCATTAGTTATTTTTTCAAACATTTAAGAGATTTGTGCAAATACCTTATGTGTACCAGTCGCAAGTCTTTCAAAAACAAAGTTGATACTTCTACCACTCTCTGGTTCGTCTAAAAACTCGTCCATAGGTGTGTCTAATGCTTTTCCAAATTTACCACCCTTTGCGATAATAGGAATAGACATCTCACCACTTTCTCCAGTAAATTGCACATCTCCAAAATGTAAACCTACTCTCATTAACTTTTGTCTTAACTCATTTACTGCGGCTTCTGGATTAAGATATTCTCTCATTCCAATTGACCCCACAAATGCATTAAGTTTCTCTACCACAGAGTCATCATTAATGTCCATCAAATTCATGTCTTCATCAGCAGTTGAAGATGCACCTCCCTTAATGGATGAATATTCTAAAAAAGTTCTCATTTTTTTACTCCGTCACTATGTTCTTCATCAAAACCATCGTCATCCTCTGGTTGTGGATAAATCTCTTGAAGTGACTTTTTCTCTTTTTTTGTAGTTGCAGTTTTTTCTGCAACTTCGACTTTCCTTGGTTTGGGTTGATTCACCATAGGAACACCACCAGCACCATATACAATGTTCATATCTAATCTCCTTAGTTTACAACACTACCATTACTTGCAATCACATACCATTTACTATTTGTAAATACACAAGTTGCAGATTCACCAATCGCATTAAATTGTAATTGTGCAGTACCAGTTGCAGTTGAACCCCAATTTGTCACAGTTACACGATATGATGAACCAGATGATGGTGCAGTTGTCATAACAAAGATTTTCACTTGACCATTTGTTCCGTCTGCAAGTGTTCCAGTCGCAGTTGTACTTCCAGACACACCACTCAAGTCAATCAAACTTATTGATGTGGTTACACTTGGTGCAGTTGAACCAGTAATTGATTGTGCAGTTCCATCTAATCCAATATATGTTGGAATATTATTAAAGACATTTGCAACACTAATCTTTTTGTTTACTGGTGTACCAGATGGGTCATCAATCACATGAAGTAAATCTTCTCCAGCGATTGCATTACCTAAATCTGTTAACGCAGTAATTTTCTTATCAGCCATTTATTTTCTCCTATTAACCCTTTTTACTTTTGGGAATGCTACTGTCGGTAGTTTCCGACACCACAGTTTCTAATTCGTTCATAAACAAATCACACTGTTGTATAGCACCACTGATTGCGTGGTGCTGTGCAACAAGATTAAGTTTTTCGTTATCTAACTTAGTGATACTTTCTTTTACGTTTTCCAAGTCACTTTCAAGTGTTTGTTTACGAATTCTAATTTCAGTTCCAGTCAAATGCTGAGGCATAATTTATCTCCATTATTTAAAATTATCTAATATTATATATTAACTATCTGGGGTTGCAATATCCTCTGCATCACCAGAAATACTTGAAGCCGCAACTAGAGTTTCATAGTGAACTCTACCAGCACGACCACCAGTACCTACAGTTTTCTTTACCCAACCAACGTGTGCAATTTCTCTACTATCATTATCTCCGTCTACACCAAGACCAAGACTTGCAACAGCAGTACCTTGAGTTGCACCAGTTACAATTGTAAAAGTTTGAGCATTATGACCAGTACCAATATTGATTGCAGTTCCACCAGAAGTAGCGGCAATCTTAAAGGTATCGTCAGTTTTATCTCTTACGAATACAGTTTGAGCATCAGTTACGTTAGTCATCAAAGTACCACCACCAACTTGGTTGTAAGTAATTTGGTCTGTATCAGATAAACCATGTCCAGCAAAAGTGATAACATTTGTACCAGCGTTTACTGCACTTGTAGGAATAGTCATTTTTGGAACTTCAACTGTTACAGAAGGAGCGGCTTGATAGTCAGAACCAACTGCTGATACTGTAATACCACTTACAACTCCACCAGAAACAGTTGCAGTCGCAGTTGCAGTATCACCTACAAAAGTTTGTGCATTGTTACCAGTACCAGTGATACTATGTGCAGTTCCAGCAAGTGCATTTGAAAGTGAAGATGCAATCTTAAATGCAGTAGTTGAACCAGTATTGATTACAAATACAGCAGTACCATCTGCAAGGTTTGAACCACCTACAGTCATATTTGTACCACCAGAAGTGTAAGTTAACTTTGTACCAGTTCGCATATTGTGTCCAGCATCTACAGTAATTGTATCATCTGTAGTTGAAACTTTTGCAGTTGCAATAGTTCTTGTAGTTGGAGCAGCAACAGTGATTGTAGGTGCTTGAACATATCTTGCACCATCTTCATTTACTGCGATACTTGTTATGTTATCTACACCACCTAATGATTCACCACTAGTAATACCCAAAACATTTGCATCAATTACAGTTCCATCACCACTAATTGGGGGTCTTGTTACTGTACACGCAGAACCACTATTTGTTGATGGTGAAAAGTTGTCAACAGCAGTAAATGCTTTTGTTGATGTACCAGAAAATGATTGTGCGTTATTACCAGTTCCAGTAATATCAATTAATGTACCACCAGCAGTTGCAGATAATGTAAACTTATCAGCATCTACCACAGTCTTAACAAAAAAGATAGTAGCATCTGTTAGACCAGCGATTGCAGTTCCACCATTTGCTTGATAAACTACTTCTTGGTTTGCAACAAATCCATGATTTGTTATTGTTATTCTATCGTTGGATGCATTGACAGCAGATGTTGCAACAACTCTGTTAGGTTGAATATCCTTCACCCTAACTTTATCTCCATTGTCATCTATTACAATGTCACCAACTTTTATTTCTGTTGTGTCGGCACTTGAATTACCTTGAACTACTGCACTTCCGTTTGTGAAAGTGTATGTTCCAGTTAATCCAGAGCCGTCATCCATACTCCATGAGCTCATTTTAATTCTCCTAAGTTAGTATATACTATCTTCTATTTATGTTTATTTGAAACCTAACCTTTTCAATTCACCCATAGTTACAGTTGGTGATGTGTGATGTATACCAATACCACCTACTGACTTCCATTCATTAACATTCTTAATATAATCGTCAATCAATAAATTTGGTTTCCCATTAGTCATAGCAAACTGTTGTTTTTGTTCTCTAAGAACAAGATGTATCCTACTTTTCTGGGTAAGTCTTGCGTTGGATTTCAACCACTTCATCTTACCCTTTCTAGAATTCGCATCTTTGGTAGAATATGCAGATAGAATGTGTGCATCATATTTATTAATAAAAGACCACATTCTTTGAGCACCAGGCATCCATTTTAATGTTTCCCAAAAATCTTTTTTTGCAGATATCTTAGGCCATCTTTCGGTCTTATCTGCTTTTGGAAAAGGAACACCTAGAACTTCTTCAGTTCCACCTATAAAGTCACAGAGCACCATATCCATATCACAATAAATTGTCGGTAAATCATCAACCGCTTCTGTAACTTCGTTAATAACATCATATAATTTTCTCACTTTTTACACCTTATTTTTACTTTCTTTCACTTTTGGCATTTTAGGTGACATATCTACTGGAGTCATTTCCATTCCAGTATCAGTCTTCTTAACACTATCATCTTTTTCGTTCTTTGTCAAGTCCTTTTTTTCTTGTGCAACAATTCTTGGTTTGTACATCTTCATGATTTCTTTATGATACTTGGTCATATCCTTATTACCAGCATCTACAGTCAACATACCTCTGGACATACCATCATCATTAATATCAAAATTCATTAATTTTATACCATCAAGCATTTTCTTTGCTTTCATTGCATCATCTTTGTTTTTGAAATCATACTCAACATACTCGATTCTTTCATTGACTTCACCCCACATTTTTAGGATTGACTCTCTTACAGAACCTTTTTTAGTTTCAAGATATCTCTGTCTTTCATGTTCTATATCTTCGGTCTTCTTCTTTCGCATCATTGCAAAGTCTTTACCATCAATGTCACCATCTTTGTCCTTGTCAAGTTTCTTTTGACCACCGACAAGTTTCTCAGTTTTTACATCATATTCTTTACCAGCAACAGTAAAGGTCTTTTCACCCTTGTCTTTTGCAGCTTTTAACGCACCAGTAAATGCGTTACCTTCGTCTTTTTCTTTTTCTTTTTTGGATATTGCGATTGCGGCTTGTTGTGCTGGACTAACTGCTTCTTTCCACATATCCATGATTGTATCTTTTAAATTTTTAGTCATGTCATTTTCCTCTTTTACCATTGGTGGTAATTTTGTTATTTCGTCCGAATCCTCAAGCGCTTTCTTAGCATCCTTCGCATCTCGTTTACTCACATACAATTTACCATTCTTAAAATACCCATCAATACCTTCATCATCTAGAACCTTTTTAACTTCACTCTCGTAACCTTCATGAAACTTTTCTTTCGCTTCAAAGATTGCGTCAAGAATTTGGTTGATTACTTCTCTTGGTTCTGTATCTGTTGCACCATGTTTGGAGTGTTTCTTTTGAACTTTCATCATGTATTGTCTTGCAGTTTCTTTGTCTTTCATTTTAACTGCTTTGACAATCTCTTTGTTCATATCATCATTTGCTTTGTCTGAACCAGGCGAGTCTTCTGGGTCAAAAAGTCTAAAGTCAAATTTAGCACCAGGCT